CTTGTGTGGGTCTGCGATGATCCGGACATCGTGTTCGAGATTCAGGCTGATGGCGCGGTACCTGCCGCTAGTGTCGGTTTGAACGCAGTGTTGATTGATACACACTCTGGCAGCACCTCGACTGGTCGTTCCGGCACTGAGTTGGATACAACGTCAGACGCCCCGGCGGCTGATGCGTCGAATCAGATGATGATTATGCGACAGGTGAACCGGCCAGATAATGAGCCGAACCTCATCCACAATAAGATCGAGGTTCTTATTTCAAACCATACCGAAGCCCACGGCAGCACTGCTGCGGGTGACGGTATTCTTGGTACTTAGGGGAGGGTTGAAAAATGAGTGTCATTACGAGCGGCAACCATCCCAAAGCACTCTGGCCCGGCGTTCAGGCATGGTGGGGTCGCCAGTACCGGCAATATCCGGAACTGTACCCTGGTATGTTTGAAGTCATATCGGGTAGCGACAAATCCTATGAAGAGGATGTGGAGGTAACTGGCTTCGGTCTGGCTCCGTCAAAGAGTCAAGGCGGCGGCATCTCCTACGACTCCGAATCACAGGGCGAAACCACGCGATACACGCACGGGGCGTATGCTCTTGGGTATATCGTGACTCACGAGGAACTTTCGGACAACTTGTATCCGGTAGTGTCCAAGCGTCGTACAACTGCTCTTGCGTTCTCGATGCGTCAGACTATCGAGACCGTGGCGGCTAATGTCTACAACCGCGCGACGAACTCCTCGTATACCTTCGGGGACAGCAAGGAAATGTTGGCTACTGACCACCCGACAAGTTCGGGCGATCAATCCAATGAACTTGCGACCGCCGCTGATCTTTCGGAGGCTTCTCTGGAGGATATTGTCATCCAGATTCGTAAGGCAAAGAACGACCGTGGGCTCCGCATCATGCTGAACCCCCGGAGATTGGTCCTTCCGCCTGATCTGGAGTTTGAAGCTCACCGCATTCTGAAGTCTGTTCAGCAGAACGATTCGGCGAATAACGCCATTAACGCTCTGCGGTCGTCAGGTGCAGTACCGGATGGTATTACCATCAATCCGTTCCTGACGGATACGGACCAGTGGTTCGTGAAGACGGACTGCCCGAACTCGCAGAAGTTCATCTGGCGTGAGCGTCCTCGTATAATGCAAGACAACGACTTCGGTACCATGAACGCCCTCACCGCGACGTATGCTAGGTTCGCGGTTGGGAGCACGGATTGGCGCGGCGTTTATGGAAGTCCTGGGGCCTAATAGGCATCCCGCGTCTTTAACAAGGAGTCCCGGCCTTTGATCCGGGTGACTGGGGGCGGTTCTTCGGAGCCGCCCTCCTCTTTTGGGAGGTAAACGATGCCAAACAGTAATTACCCCGGCGGTTTCGCTAATGGGGTCACGATTCTCGGTATGCCCGTTCTTAACGGGTACGCTGGCAATGTTTTATGGGTTGGCTCCGCAGTTTCGGGCAACTCAGACGGCAATAAGGGCACACGCGACCGGCCCTTCGCAACGCTGGACTACGCTATTGGTAAGACTACGGCCAACAATGGCGACATCATTATGGTCATGCCTAACCATGCTGAGACGATTACAGGGGCCAGCGGCATCACATTGGATGTAGCTGGGATCACCGTGGTGGGCATGGGCAACTACAATCAGCGCCCACGCTTCTTGATGGACGGCGGTACGTCTGTCTCGGCGGTTGTTTCTGCGGCTGACGTAACGCTTTCCAACATGGTCTTTGCTTCTGGGCACGCAGACGTTGTGACGTGCTTTGGCGTGACGGCTGTTGGCTCATGGTTCGATCAGATCGAATTTGTGGACGGGACGGCAGACGAAAATTGGCTGACATGCATCAAGGCGACTGGCACTACGGACAACGAAGCTGACGGTATGCGTGTGACGAACTGTCGTTGGGTTTCGCCGGATGCTGCCGGTGTAGAAATGATCGAGTGGAATTCAGATGTATCGGAGGCAGTTCTTACTGGTAACACCATCCTTTGTGACGGTGCGACCGCCTGCAAGCTGTTATTCGTGGCGACCGGCAAGAGCATTCAGGAAATCGTTTGCACGCACAACATGGTCGTGATCGGAAATACTGCTGGCGATCTTCTGATTGACAACGATTCCAGCGACAATACCGGCATTGTCGCGCACAATCTTATTGGTCACCACGATACAGGTAGTGAGGTCTTGGTGGACATTGACGGCGTGCGCCAATTCGAGAATTACGGCACAGCCACCGATACTGCTAGTGGCTATATCTTGCCTGCTATTGATAGCTAAGGCTCATAGGTGAGGTGGGGGGCTTCGGCCCTCCCCTCCACCCAACTTGAGGAATAAGCGATATGGCTGATGTAGTTTCAAGTCGAAAGCTCCATGACGCCGAGCGGAATGTCGTCTATCAGTTCACCAACCGTTCGGATGGTTCTGGTGAGGCGGCTGTCAAGAAGGTGGACGTATCCGCCCTCAATCCAAACTCGAACGGTCAAGCCTGTAGTCAGGTCCGCATTATGCAAATCTGGTTCTCGACCGTTGGCATGAGCGTGGAACTATTGTGGGACGCGACAACTGACGACCTCGCGTGGGCGATGCAGGAGAATCTTGTTGATAGCTTCGATTTTCGTAACGTGGGCGGTCTGAAAAATCCGGAGTCATCCGGCTTCAGTGGTGATCTCATGCTTACGACTATCGGACATACAAACACTGACACCTACAACATCACGATTGCGATGCGTAAGGAATACTAGACGTGTCCCAAGCAGATCAGGAGTGAGATATGACCCGCGATATCTTCCGCAACAACTACATCTCCGGGGCGTGGAACGTCCAGTGCGACCGAACAGGCTTTAAGTTCAAATCCAGCGAATGCAGGGAGGAATGGACCGGGTTGTTCGTGAATAAAGACTCATGGGAGCCGCGTCACCCGCAGGATGAGATCAGGGGCCGTTCTGATGACCAAACCGTGCCGATGCTGCGTCCTATAATCCTGACTAAGTTTCTTAGCGCCACTGAAGTCTCTGCGGATGATTTGTAATGGCTACCTCTGGCTCGATTGACCATAACCGCACGCGCGATGAGATTATCACCGCTGCGTATCGGCACTGTGGGGCCATTGCCCTCGGCGAAGCTCCTTCCAGCAACGAGACGAACACTGCCGCGACTGCTTTGGAGAACATGATTAAGGCGTGGCAGGCCGAAGGCACGCATCTGTGGAAGGTCGAGGAATGCACCCTGTTCCTGACGGTAGGGACAGAAAAGTACACCCTCGGTACTGACCGGGCGACTAAGGCCAGCGATACGGTGGTGACTAAGTTAGGTGGCGACGAGGCCGCCGCGCAGACTGTCCTGACCGTGGACAGTTCAACCGGCATGGCCGCGTCGGACATTGTCGGAATTGTGCTCGATAGCGGCTCTGTGGATTGGACAACCATTTCGTCGGTTGATAGTTCCACTCAGATAACTGTGGCGTCTGGCCTTACTGGCGCTGCTGCTGAGGATAGCATCGTGTATACCTACACGACTCGGCTTGGCCGCCCACTTCGCATCACAAGCGCAAGGCGACGGGATTGGACCGGCAGCAATCCAGTTGATACCCCGTTCGCCAATATGTATTCCCATTCTGAATATTTCGACCTGCCTAATAAGAAAGATCAGGGAGTCCCCATCTCGGGGTACTACGATCCACGACTTTCCGCTGGCGACCTCTATATCTGGAATGCGCCTAACACTTCGAATGACACGGTTCAATTCACAGCGCACCTGGCGATTGACGACTTCGATACAGCCTCAACCAATCCTGATTTTCCTGCGGAATGGTTGGAGGCGCTTGAATGGAACCTCGCGGTACGGCTTGCATCGGATGTGGGTACGCCCCCATCGGAGCGGACGTGGATCAAGTCTCAAGCTGCTGAATCAAAATATCTTGTTACGCAGTGGGACTCGGAACCAGTCTCGCTATTCTTTCAACCGGCTATTGGTATTGGATAGGGGCTAGAGCAATGGCAGTAACGCTTCTCGGAACACCCGGCCTGCCGTGGACGGACTCGAATGGCGATCCCCTCAATGGAGGGCTGATTAACGCCTACGAGCCAGGTACTACGACAAGACGTAACACCTATCCGACGCGATCTGACGCGGACGCAGGCACAAACGCGAATGCCAATCCTGTGGTGTTGTCATCTACCGGCATCGCGGAAATCTGGCTGGATGCTCGGTATAAGATCATCGTCACGGACTCCGGCGGCACAACCATAGACACCATTGACGAGGTTGGAGATTTAACTGGCGCGGATGTGTTTGACCGGGATCACATTGCCGGGATGCTTGTATCCCTCGATGCAGACGCGGACCATGACATCAACATAACGTCAGGAGAGTGTCGCGACTCTGCGGACAGCTTCGATATAAGTCGGGCAGCGGAATACACGAAGAAGATTGATGCCGCTTGGGCTGCGGGGGATGACGCTGGTGGTCTCGCAGAACACGCCGTGGCGGTCGTCGCAAACAATACTATTTACTATATATGGAGCATCGCTAAATCTGGTGACAATACCTCTGACTTTTTGATCTCCACATCGAGTTCGTCACCGACGATGCCGACTGATTATGACAAGAAGCGGCTGATCGGCGTTACTAAGACGGACGGTAGTGCAAATCTGGAGCGCGTCAGTAATATCGAGCGCACGGGCTTCTCGGCAGTCTGGCCGGATAGCGGCGCTGCCGATGCTTACGTCATAACACCGATCCCTGCCCTAGCCGCGTATGCGTCAGGCGCACGGTTCTCGTTTATCGCGGAGAATGCCTGTACTGGAGCGACAACGATCAATGTTAGTGCGCTCGGCACCAAGGCAATCCAGTTAAGAGGTTCGGCGCTCACTGGTGTAGAGATCGGTGCGGCCAAACTTGTGACGGTGGAGTACAGTGCAGGCGCGTTTCAGATCGTTTCGGGCTCGCCCTCTGCTGCCGCCAGTGCCACAGTCGCTGGTGTAGTCGAACTCGCAACTGACGCCGAGGTAACTACCGGATCAGACACCGCGAGAGCAGTCACTCCCGCTGGGCTTCACCAAAAGACCACCAGTGCTACTGCTATCGGTCTAGTCGAACTCGCCACTGACGCCGAAGTCACTACTGGATCAGATACAGCGCGTGCAGTCACTCCTGCTGGTCTACACCAGAAAACTTCCAGCGCCACAGCCATTGGACTGGTCGAGCTTGCAACGACAGCAGAAACGGCGACCGGCACCGATACTGCCAGGGCCGTGACACCAGACGGACTTCACGACATGACGACGCTATCAGGCGCGGCGTGGCTGAAGGACGAGGACGACATGGCGACGAACAGCGCGACGGTTGTTGCGTCGCAGCAGTCGATCAAGGCGTATGTAGACGCCTCTGTGCGTGCTCACAATCATCTAATTAATGGAGAATTTTCAGTATCTCAAAAAGCAACTTCATTTGTTGCTGGCGCTAATAATGATGATGTTTATACCTTGGATAGATGGAACTTGGTTAGTGAGGGAAATGATATCGTAGATGTTACACAGTCAACCACCGTACCTACTGGTGGAGCATTAAAATCTATTGCCCTCGATGTTGAGACGGCTAATAAACAATTTGGAATTGTTCAAATTATTGAGGCCGCTAATTGCACAGGTCTAATTGGAAATGAAGTTACTTTTAGCTTTAAGGCTAAAGTATCGAATGTACGTTTAGGAGATGTACGAGCGGGGATTATTGCGTGGTCCAGTACGGCTGATGTAGTTACATCTGATGTAGTGGCAACGTATAATAATGATGCCAATCCGACCCTAGCCAGCAATCTCACTTTTGAAAATACTCCTTCCGACTTAAATCTTACTACTTCTTGGGTTACATATTCTGTTACAGGTACAATTGATACCGGCAGCACGACTAATGTAATTGTTTGGATAGGAAGTGTAGATAGTACGACTACGGCTGGAGATTTTCTTTACATTACCGACTGTCAGTTAGAGGTTGGCGGCGTGGCCACAGATTTTGTAAGAGAATCTATCAGCACGACCCTTAGCAAGTGCCACCGATATCTTGAGATATGGCCAGGTCACGGCGCTGACCAAACTTATATTGCGGCAGGCTATGTTGGTTCAACGAGCGGGGCTTTGGTTCCTGTTCAATATGTAGCGAAGCGCGCTACTCCAACTCTTATAATTAGCGCCGCTTCTGACATCAATATTACCCAACCCGCAGGTGCCACGGCGCTCACAGGACTCGCTATAAGTCAGGCTACGCCGAACACGGCCCGGTTAGAGCCCGCCGATAGTGGTGCAGGATTTACCGCTGGCCAGCCATGCAACATCTACTTGGACACCGGCGCTGGTACCTATATCGGATTCAGTTCTGAGTTATAGGTGGATACAGAATGAAAACATATACGGTAATTACCAACGAGAATGACGTTCCCTCGTACAATTATGTTTGGCCCAATGGTAATGCTATTTCGATTCCGCCAAGCACAGACAATATGGATTATTTCAAAATGCTCGAAGAAATAGCCGCTGGTACGTCAGAGGTGCGGGACGAGGACGGCGAGTTGGTGGAGCTTTAGGAGCTTTAGATGCGTGTCCCATTCATAGGCGGCAGCAATACGAGCCGCTCAGTTAGCGTGTCGGTACAGCGCACCGTGAATATGTACGCAGAGCTTGACCCGGAAGCAGAGTACCAAGCCGCCATGTTTTCCCGTCCAGGGCTCGCCACCTGGGCTAACATGCCGACAGCCGAATGTCGTGGCATGGTTGTGTTTGCTGGCGAATTGTACGTTGTGAACGGGGCTGATCTATTCAAGGTTTCCAAGGCCAAACTAATTACAACGATTGGTTCGCTGAGCACCTCGACTGGACGCGTGGCGTTCGCCGCTAACCCGACTCAGCTTATGTTAGTTGATGGGTCTTTTGGATACACGACTGATGGTTCCACTCTGACTAAAATCACTGATGGTGACTTTCCGAACGGTTCTGCTGTCGTCGTGCATATGGATGGTTATTTTATCATCACGGACCCGGACAATGCTGGCCGTTTCTACATCTCGAACTTGAGTGACGGAACGGCATGGACGGCTACAGACTTTGCTACCGCTGTCCGCAATCCGGATAATCTTGTGAGCCTGCTGGTTCTGGATCGTTTCCTGCTTCTGCTGGGTGAGGATACCACTGAGCCGTGGTGGGACTCTGGCGCGGCTGATTTCCCGTTTGAATCTATGGAGAGTGGTCTGATTGAGTGGGGCTGTGTTGCTGCCCATTCAGCCGTGAAGACTATTGCTGCTGACGGAGCCGTAGCTGGCATTTGGTTGGCTCGGAACGCTTCCGGCGATAACGTGGTGATGAGTTACCCCGGTGGCAGAGTAAGTAACCATGCCGTCGAGACAGCCTTTGCAGGGTTTTCAACTGTATCAGACGCACATGCGTGGACGATGCAGATGCGTGGTCATACCTTTTACGTTTTGACGTTTCCGACAGAGGCAGCGACGTGGGTGTTGGATTTATCTACCGGCCTCTGGGCCGAGTGGAAATCTTACGGCATTGATCGCTTCCGTGGTGCGGCCCATGCGTTCTTCGACGGCCAGCATCTTATCGGAGATTATCAAGGCGCATCGCTTTTTGAGTTGCGGTTTGACCAGTACACAGACGCAGGTGCCCCTCTTGAGCGCATTCGTGACGACAGGTTTATCTCCGTGGATCGCCGCCGGTTGTTCCACCGCCGGTTCGAGTTAGAGTGCGAGTCCGGGGTTGGTACTGCCGATCTGGACCCGCAGGTGGTGTTTCAATGGTCGGACGATGGCGGCCATCAGTGGTCGAATGAGCATTGGGATGGTCTTGGTAAGGTCGGGAAGTACGAAAAGCGAGCGTTCATCAAGCAGCTTGGGAGTAGCCGCAAGCGCGTCTACCGCAGCAAGTTTACGGACGACGCGCCTTTCACGATCATCAGCGGTCATCTGGATGTGATGGTAGGAAGTGGCTGAACCAAGGGGAATTGAGTTCCCACCCAACAGCGAGATTCAGACCAAGGGAAGATTGGGCTGGTCACTCTCATTCATATGGCGGGCATGGTTCAACAAATTGACGTGGCTGCTGGGCTTCGGGGTTGATGTAGTTTTGGACCCATCGGCGGTGGCGGCCAACAATACAGCTCAGGAGACAGTAACAGTGACGGGGTTGACCACGGACATGAGGGTGGTGGTCAATAAGCCGAGTCATACTGCTGGTCTTGGTGTTGTTGGCTCATATGTAAGCGCGACTAATACCCTCGCCATCGTGTTTGCGAATGTTACTGGTTCCGCTGTGAATCCTGGGTCAGAAACCTATCGGGTATGGGCAGCTCGCAAGAAGTAAGGTGCGCGACTCTTGACGATCTTCCGCATCTTATTGAGATGGGACGGCATCATTATGCCGCATCACCGTGGGCTTCAGTGGTTGAGTTTGATGTAGGGCGGTGCACAGCGGCGTTAACTCAGATTATGGAGTCGCCGGATGGTATTTTGTTGATATCGGGTGCAGGAATGATCGGCGCGATGTGCTTTGAAATCTATCCAGCAGCATTCAAGGTCTGCCAAGAGATATTGTGGTGGTCGGAATCGGGCACTGGGGTAGTGCTTAAGCGGGCACTAGAGACTGCGGCTCAAGAACATGGGGCTGCTGCCGTACTATTATCGGCGCAGGATAATGAGAAATTAACTAGCATGGACGGTGTGCTGCGGCGGTGGGGATACCGTCCGTTAGATCACATCTACATGCGGGAGTTTTAAGCTATGTCAGTTGGACTTGCATCAATAGCGGGGTCCGTCATTTCTGGCGTCTCTGGTCTCATCGGAGGCGGTAGGGCGGCGGCGGCCACTGAAGCGGCCTCAACAGAGCAGATCAACGCGCTTATCGCTGCTCAGGATAGGGCTATTGCGGCGCAGCAGGCAGGTGCCGAAGAAGCCTTGCAGGTACAGTTGGCTGCGTATCTTCAAGGGCGATTTGACGTTGGCCCAGAGCGCGCGGCTGGACAGGCGGCTCTCGCCCGCATGATGGGTTATGACAATCCGGCTGAGATTTTCCCGACCTATCAACCGAATTACTTAGCGGCAGCGGCTGGCATGGTTGGCGCGCCCGGCGTCGGCGTGTCGCCCTTGGCTCCAGGTCTTGAGGCGGGGGTATACCCGCTGCCGGGACCGCCATTGCCGCCCGGTACGGAAGTGGGTCTTGGGTTCGGCATTGACCCGATATATGGGCTAGGCCCCGATCTAACTCCGACAGGGCAGCGACCCCCGTTAGCTGGTATGCCCCCCGG